ATCTTTTGGTGATTTATCTATTAGATTTCTAATAAATGAAGATATGTCAAATTATCTTGAACTATACAATTGGATGATGGCTTTGGGTTTTCCAAATGACTATACCCAATATAATGAATATTTTAAGAATAAAACAACAAAATTTCCGTTCGTTACTACAACTAGTGAACAAAATAATGAGGTTTTGGCATACTCGGATGGTACTTTAACTATTTTAGACTCGACAAACAACCCTAAAATCAATATAATATATAAAGATTTATTCCCAATAGCATTGGAATCTTTAGATTATGATATTGCCTCTGCTTCGGTAGAGTATTTGACAGCGATCGCAACTTTTAAATTTAGACAATTTGAAATAGTGCAACTTTAACATTATCCTTTTGGAGATATTATGACTGATGAAAATAAGCCAACTGATATAGAAATCAAAGGCGACAACCCACCTGGTGCAACACCAGCGGAAGCAGGTCCAGCACCTGGACAACTATCAATTAACATTAATGACTTACGTCAGGAACGAATCTTCGTTGCTACCCCAGCTTATGGTGGTATGTTAACAGAAGCGTATTTTAGATCCGTCATTAGATTGTTGACATTCTGTAACCAACATCAAATTCAAATTGCATTTGGTACGATTGCAAATGAATCTTTAGTAACTCGTGCTAGAAATGTGCTTGTAGCATATTTCCTACAAAGCAATTACACAAAATTGTTCTTTGTTGATGCGGACATTGAGTTCCAAGTTGAAGATGTTCTTAAACTTCTTGCACATAAAAAAGATGTAGCAGTTGGCGCATATCCTAAAAAGGGTGTCAATTGGCAACGTATTTTGCAAAGCGTTCGTGCAGACAATAAAGAATACACCGACCAACAAATTGCTGCGTATGGTAGTGATTATGCAATCAATTTTAGATTTGTTGATCGTGAACGCAGACAAATTGCAATTGAAAATGGAGCTATCAGATTGCATGATGGTGCCACAGGCTTTATGATGATTGATCGTAGCGTTATTGACAAAATGATCAAAGCATATCCTGAATTGAAATACAATAATGATTTGAATACTCCTCCAGATTTGAATGATTATTTCTATGCATTCTTTGATACTATGATTGACCCTAAAGACAAGCGTTATTTGTCTGAGGATTACACCTTCAGTCGTAGATGGCAAGATATCGGCGGAGATATTTGGTTAGATCCTTCAATCTCTCTAAACCATCACGGTCACTTCTGCTTTGCAGGTAACCCGAATCAAATTATTCAAGTTACTCCGTAAAGATGAAAATCGGTGTTATTGGTGCAGGCTTTGTGGGGTCTGCTATTATCAATGCACACGAACAAGATACATTAGTCATACGAGATCCAGCAAAGGGGTTCAATACCCCTTTGTCCGATTTTTTTGATTGTGATGCTATTTTTGTTTCAGTGCCAAGCCCACAAACACAAACTGGAGAATGTGATACTAGCATTCTAGAAGAAGTTATTGACTCTCTTAGTTTCTATACCTATGGCCCAATAATTTCAAAGGTGACAGCACCTCCTTCTGTCTATACAAAACTACAAGCTAAGTGTATTAATTTAGTTTTTGCTCCTGAATTTTTAGTAGCAGCAAAAGCAAATATGGATTACCTATATGGAAAATTTTCTATCATAGGCGGCAAGTCATTTACTTGTGTTGAAAAGGCAGAACAAGTTATTAGAAGAGGACAAAAGTTTTTGCAGGATGTTGCATATTGTACTATTGAAGAAGCAGCATTGGCAAAATATACTATAAACTCTTTTCTTTCATTGAAGGTTGCTTATTTAAATCAGATATATGAACTAGCAAATTCTTTGGAAATCAATTATAATAATGTCAAGGACCTAATAAAATTAGACTCACCTAGATTAGGTAATAGTCACTTTGATGTTCCAGGTCCAGACACACACTTTGGTTTTGGGGGTGCCTGTTTTCCTAAGGATACCGCAGCTTTATTATTTGAATCACAAAAACATGAAGCAGAATTATCTATTTTGAAAGAGGCAATTGTTTACAATAAACTATTACGTAATGATTTAATATGAAACTTTCTGATCTGCAGGACATGTGGACAAATGACGCAAAAATAAATGAATCAAACTTGGGTAACGAGTCGGCTCGTACTCCAACGATGCATGCCAAATATTTAAATCTTTTGTCCAGTACTAGATTACAACTAAGAAAAGCTGAATCTGACTATTATAATTGCAGACGCAAAAAGTATAGATATTATAGAGGCGAGATGACATTGCAAGAACTAACAGATGAAGGTTGGACGCAATGGAATGGTAACAAGCCATTAAAAAACGAAATGGATGAATTCTTAATGTCTGATGCTGATCTAATTCAGTTTCAAGACAAAATAGAATATTTTAAAACTGTTCAATTTCAATTAGAACAAATTCTAAGATCACTAAATAGTAGGACTTGGGATATTAAAAACATTATTGAATGGAATAAATTTACTAACGGTTTAATGTAATGGCGGATATTGAAATTTCAAAAAAGAATGAGGTGCATCTGCGTATAAAGTCAGATCCATCTATAGCACAAGAACTGAATGATTATTTTTCATTCGATGTTCCTGGTGCGAAATTTCATCCTCTCTACAAATCAAGAATGTGGGATGGTAAACTAAGATTGTTTTCCATGTTCACACAGGAATTGTATGTAGGGTTATTGGAATATGTGGAAAAATTCTGCAAAGAAAGAGAATATACTATAGACTATGAAAAGTATGTTCACACTGCTGATGCTGCAACCTATGATATAGTAAGAAAATTTTGTGAGGATTTAAATTTAGGATCTAACGGTAAACCTATAGAAATTCGTGATTATCAGATTGATGCTATAGTTCAAGGCATTACAGATGGTAGACGTTTATTATTGTCACCTACTGGTTCAGGTAAATCACTAATAATTTATTGTTTGCTTCGTTGGAATGAAAGATTTAATCGTAAACAATTAATCATTGTACCAACCACTTCTCTTGTAGAACAAATGTATTCTGATTTTCAAGATTATTCTTGTTTAAATGGTTGGAAAGCCTCAGAGCATTGTCATAGAATTTATGGTGGTCATGAAAAATCTAATGAATATGATATTGTAATTAGTACATGGCAATCATTATATAAATTACCTAAACAGTTCTTTGATAAATTTGATGTTATATTTGGAGACGAATGTCATCAATTTAAGGCTAAGTCTTTAACAAGTATTCTAAATAAATGTGTTAATTCACCTTACAGAATAGGTACTACTGGAACTTTAGATGGAACAAATACTCACAAATTAGTCCTTGAAGGGTTATTTGGTCCAGTATATAAAGTAACAACCACAAAAAAGTTAATAGATAATAAACAACTTGCCAATTTAAAGATATATAATATTATATTGGAATATCCTGACGAAGTAAGAAAATTAGCAAAGGGTAAAGATTATCAGGCGGAGATGGATTTTATTGTCCAATATCCTCAAAGAAATAAATTCATAAAAAATCTCGCATTAAAACAAACTACTAATACTTTAGTATTGTTTCAATATGTAGAGAAGCATGGAAAAATTCTCTATGATATGATAACCGCAGAAAGCAAAGAAAGAAAAATATTTTTTGTGTATGGCGGAACAGACACAGATCAACGTGAGGAAATTCGTAGGATAACTGAAACGGAAACAGATGCAATTATTGTAGCATCTTATGGGACTTTTTCTACAGGTATTAATATTCGTAATTTACATAATATTATTTTTGCTTCACCTACAAAATCTCGTATTCGTAATTTACAATCAATTGGTAGAGGTCTTAGAACAAACGATAATAAAGACGAATGTACGTTATATGATATAGCAGATGATCTATCATGGAAGTCTAAAAAAAATTATACTTTACTTCATATGATAGAAAGAATTAAAACATATAACGAAGAGCATTTTAACTACAAACTAATAAACTTAAAAATAAGCTAATGGAACAATATAAATTAGTAAAATTATTATCAGGCGAAACTTTAGTATGTAGTATTCAAGAAGATAATTTTGATTTAGAAACGTATGATAAAAATACTATAGCACTTCATAGTCCTGTCGTATTGAATGCAATGAAAATGCCAGGTGTAAGAGGTATGGTTGAATCTTTTATCTTTTCTCCGTGGGGATTTTTTAGTACTCAGGATAAATTTCTAGTACAAATTAATCATATTGTTATGATAGCAGATTTAAAAGATACTATAAGAGATTATTATTTAGATTATATTACACAAACTAATGAAGAAGCAGCAATATCATCAACCGACAGTGTTTCAGAAGAAGAACCTGACGAAGAAAATGAAGATGAAGATTTTGAAGAATTTTTTAATAGTATAACAAAGAAAGAAGAAGATGAAGAAAGCGAAACCAGAGATGGAAAATCTAGAATCACCTATCATTGAAGCTGTACCTGCTGGCGCACATTATGTAGATAATAAAAAATTCTATGCAGCATTAGTCGAATATAAGAAATTAGTAGATGAATCAAAAGCAGAAGGTAAAGATTTACCTATGGTTCCAAATTACATAGGCGAATGCTTTATCAAAATTGCAACTCATTTATCATATAAAGGTAATTTTATTAATTATTCTTTT